CCAACAGGAGAAGAACCTGCAACTCATTGGTTTTGTACAATGGCTGGGTCTGAGGAAAAAATGAACTCTATTTACGCCAAGAAAAACTTATCTATAATGGAACTAGAAATTGGTCCAAAAGAATTTCTTAATAAATGGAATTTAAAAATTATAAAATAGTAAAAAATTTCATCAGTGATGATGAGGTTAAACTAATTGTAGATTGGGTTGATTCATTAAATCCTGAAGAGGGAGACCCGAATTACCACTTAAGTGAAATTTCAAAAACACTAAAGGGGAAATCCTGTATTATAGATATCTCAAACACGGAACTTACAAACTATATTACAAATTTTCAATCAGTTTCCAAAGTTTCAAATCAAGAGATACCCCAAATTATCAAAACTATTTTTAAAAGGATATCTGAAGAGAATAACCTACCTCTCAATAATATCTTTATTCAAGCGGTCGATATGAAAAAAGGTGGTAGAATACAACCCCACTATGATGCGTCACTTTATGGTTACATAAATTATAAGTGTAACATAAGTGTGTTATCAGAAGATTATAAAATTTTTATAGACGGTTCTTCACCTGTGATAGAACAAAAAGACTTATATTGTTTTGAAGCTTCACTATATAAACATTGGACGGAGGAGTTTAACTCAAGAAGAGTTTTTTTAAGTTTTGGGTTTTTGGTACCATATAATGTTTTAGGTAGAAATGAAAATGACCCAAGAATTAGATTAAGCCGTAGGATTGAAAATTATTTTCAAAATAAATTAAAATAATCCTCCAACATTGTTTGGGGGATTTTTTGTTTATATTGTTTTTTTGTTTCTTATATTTTAGTATCTAAAATAGTAGTATGAAAATTTTTATTCAAATCGCGTCTTATAGAGACCCACAATTAATATTAACAGTTAAAGATGCTTTAGACAAAGCAAAGAATCCTGAAAATTTAGTATTCTCAATTGCTAGACAATTCCACATTGATGATAAATTTGATGATTTATCTAAATTTGAAAATGATGATAGATTTAGAATTTTAAACATCCCTTATGAAGAATCTAAAGGCGTTTGTTGGGCTAGAAATTTAACTCAACAATTATATGAAGGGGAGGAATACACTTTACAGATTGACTCCCATATGAGATTTGAACAGGATTGGGATGAGATATCTATTAATATGGTTAAACAATTACAAGAAAAAGGTTATAAAAAACCATTACTAACAGGTTATGTTTCTTCATTTGACCCTGAAAATGACCCAAATGGTAGAGTTATGGTTCCTTGGAGAATGTCTTTTGATAGGTTTATTCCCGAAGGTGCTATTTTCTTTTTACCTGAAACTATACCTAATTGGAAAGATTTAACTGAGCCAGTACCAAGTAGATTTTATTCCGCTCATTTTGCATTTACATTAGGTTTGTTTACAAAAGAAGTACAACACGACCCAGAGTTTTACTTTCACGGTGAAGAAATATCAATTGCTGCAAGAGCATATACCCACGGTTATGATTTATTTCATCCTCATAGAATTATTTGTTGGCACGAATATACTCGTAAAGGGAGAACTAAACAATGGGATGATGATAAAACTTGGGGTGAAAAAAATAAATTTTCACACTCCAAAAATAGAAGGTTATTTAGTATGGATGGTGAAACTTATAATCCTGAAGAATTTGGTATTTTTGGTTTTGGGGATGAAAGAACTCTTAGGGATTATGAGAAATATTCTGGAATTTTATTTAATAAAAGAGCGGTACAACAAGAAACTTTAGATAAAAAATATCCTCCAAATACTTATAATTTTAAAACTGAGGAAGATTGGATTAATAGTTTTTCTCAAATATTTAAACATTGTATCGACATTAATATGGGACAAGTACCTGAAACTGATTATGATTTTTGGGTGGTTGCGTTTCATAGAGAAGGTGGTGAAACATTATATAGAAAAGATGCCGATAAAAGTGAAATTAATCGTTTAAAGAACGACAAGGACGGATATTGTAAAATATGGAGAGAATTCTCAACCGCAGAAAAACCTTCATATTGGATTGTTTGGCCCCATTCAGAATCTAAAGGATGGTGTGATAAAATAGAAGGAAAACTTTAATATATGAAAATTTGTGTAGTTAGTTTATTCACAGAAGAAATTGAAACGGAGTCAAGACTATCAACGTTAAATAAAAAAAAATATTGTGAAAAATATGGTATTGATTACAGATTTTATTTTGGTAGAGCGTCTGAGAGACACGCTCAGTGGGATAAAATCCAATGTTTAATTCAAACATTACCTGAATATGATTATGTAATATGGATGGATAGTGACACCGTATTTAATAATTTTGAAATCTCATTAAATAAATTAATTTCAGACAATACTGATTTTGACGCGTTATTCTGTAGCGATGTTTGTTATGCCGAAGGAGTAACTCATCTTATGGTAAACACAGGTGTGATGATTTTTAAAAATACCGAATGGTCTTCAAGTTTATTAAATAAAGTGTGGAATAGTGTTCCTAACTACAGTTTAGATAAATTAGAAAAACACTCTTATGATGGTTTTCCTCACGAACAAGGTAAAATGTGTGAAATCTTAACTAGAGAGAATACTAAAAAATTTAAAATATTTCCATCTACAGAATTTAACTCACATCCAAATTCATCGAATGATAAAACTTTTATTATTCACTATATGGGTAGTAGACAATCAGAATCACATTTAGAAAACTTTATTACTTCGGTAAAAAAGATTAATGATAAGTTAGGAATTGATGAAACAGAAACCACTAAATTAATTGAACTTAAGAAGTTGAAAATTTGTTTAGTTTCTCATTTTACAGAAAATATAACTAATGTTGCTAACATTACTATTCCTAATAAAGAAGATTATTCTAAAAAACACAATTACTATTTCAAATATCATAAAGGTAGATTAAGTAATAGACATCCTGGTTGGGATAAAATAATAATTTTAAAAGAAGTTTTAGAGTCTAATTTATACGATTACGTTGTTTGGGTAGATAATGATGCTTACATAACTAACCCTGAAATTAGATTTGATTTTATTTGTAACACTAATCCCGATATTAAATTAATTATTGCTTCCGAGGATAACTATAGAAACACAAAAACTTTAAACCCAAATTTAGATTATTTAGAATTACACAACCTAAGGATTATTAACACAGGTGTTTTTATATTAAAAAATGATAAATGGTCTATAGATTTTTTAAATAATGTGTGGGAAACTAAGAGTAATACAAATAGAGGGTTTGAATTTTCTCACCAAGAAATTAACAATCATCAGTTTACATATGATTATTGGCCGTTTGAACAAGGTCCAATACATATAATTCTTTCTAAATCAAATGATAAAGATTATAAAATAGTTAATAGTGAAATTTTAAATAAATTTAGAATTTCTCATAAAAAACAAAATTTTATATGTCATTTTGTTGGAGAAGGTTCTAATGATGTTTCGATTAAAAGTTATATAGAATCGTTATCTAATCAGACAAAAGGTGTTTTAGTTAAAGAATCATTAATTCCTGTAACATTTAAAGAAAAAGATGCGGTTTTAAATTTTAGGATTTTCAAAGAAGGAGAATTGTATATTTTAAAATACACTTGGGATTTTACCAAGCTTAATATTGAAAACCTAAGTCATTCATTTAGAATTGAAGAAAATAATATTAAAAGACAAATTGATTTTAATAGTGAGTATTCAGGTTCTTTTGAGTTTTATAATTTAGATAATCTAAAAATATATCATTCGTATAATTGGTTTAACGAATTTGATTGGACACAAATTGTTTGATAGTTTGTAATTATTCTGAACAATTTGGTATTTATAATAAAAACTTTAATGGAATTTTTTATTAAAAAAAACGCAACTCTCCCAGTATTAAAAATGCAGGTTGTAAAAGATGGTAGAAGTGATTACCATAATTTTATGGACTTAATAGAATCATCTGCAATTATTTTTACAATGGTTGATGTTGAGACTGGAATTCCCAAAATAACAGGTAAATCTGCGGGATTTGTATCTAAGACATTTGTAGACCCAAATACGCCAACAGAATATTACATTTATTTTAGATTTAACAAAAGAGATACAAATAAAGTTGGTAGATATGAAGGTCAATTTATGTTAAAAAACGAACAAGGTGACTTAATCGTACCAATAAGAGAAAGACTGTTCATTAATATCCAAGACAGTTTTATTTCAGATAACGCTTGTTGCTAATTGACTTACGATTTTAAAATTTTTATATTTAATAAGGTAAGGTGAATGTCGTTTAATACGGCAGCTAATGAACCACTTAAAAAAATATATAAATGATTAGTCAAGAAGAAATTAAATCCTTTTTAGAAGGTAATGACCCCGAAGAATTTATTGTCGCGGTCGAATTTGATTATGTGTCAGATTCAGTTTATAAAATTAAAGAAATCCCTGGTCAGGGTAAAGTAATTCAAAAAGACAATTTTATTGCATTTGCTTGGGTTGGAGACCTTAGAGGTTTGAATTTTTATCAAAATTCTAAAGGTGCTCAAAAAGAGTATATGTCAAAGTATGGTATTGTTATTGAAAAATTAGAGACAAGAGGTGATGACCGACTTGAAAAGGGTTTAAAATATATTGTTAAATCTTTAAAAGGTTATAGGTCATTGATTCAGTTCTTCAGAGATGGGGGATTAGACCCTTGGAGTGATAGAGCCAAAGATTTGGTTATGATTTTACCTCCCGTTGAACAATACTTAATCCAAAGAGAAAAACGATTATTTAAAGGTTATGAAGAATACAACGATGTTACTCGACTTGTATTTGACTTGGAGACGACTGCTCTTGAACCAAAAGACGGTCGTATTTTTATGATTGGAATTAAAACCAATAAAGGATATCAAAAGGTTATTGAATGTGCCACAGAAGAACAAGAAAGACAAGGGTTAGTTCAATTCTTTAATATTATTGATGAACTAAAACCAAGTATTATTGGTGGGTACAATTCCGCAAACTTCGACTGGTATTGGATTTTTGAAAGATGTCAGGCACTTAATTTAGATATTAAAAAAGTATGTCGTTCATTGAATCCTGCAAGAACAATATCTCAAAGAGAGAATATGTTAAAACTTGCAAATGAAGTTGAAAGGTATAATCAAGTGTCTATTTGGGGGTACAACGTAATTGATATTATCCACTCAGTTAGACGAGCCCAAGCAATTAACTCATCTATCAAATCAGCAGGATTGAAATATATTACTCAATACATTGAAGCTGAAGCTGCCGACCGTGTGTATATTGCCCACGAAGATATTGGGTCTATGTATGCTAAAAAAGAAGAATATTGGTTAAATTTAACTAATGGAAAATATAAAAGAACCGATAACCCATCGTTTAATGATTTAGATAAAAGGTTCCCTGGAGTTTATGTTAAAACAACAGGTGATGATATTGTAGAAAGATATCTTGACGATGACTTAGAAGAAACTTTATTAGTGGATGATGAATTCAACCAAGGTTCATTTTTGTTGGCGGCAATGATTCCAACCACATACGAAAGAGTTTCAACTATGGGTACCGCAACATTATGGAAAATGTTGATGTTGGCTTGGTCATATAAATTCAAATTAGCAATACCTCAAAAACAAGAAAAAACCGAGTTTGTTGGAGGTTTATCTCGACTACTTAAAGTGGGATATTCTCGTAATGTTTTGAAACTTGACTTTAGTTCACTATATCCGTCAATTCAATTAGTTCACGACGTGTTCCCTCAATGTGACGTTACAGGAGGTATGAAAGCGATGTTAAAATATTTCCGAGATACACGTATCTTATATAAAAATTTGGCAGGACAGTTTGAAAAAACAGACCCTAAAAAATCATTATCATATGACCGTAAACAATTACCAATTAAAATCTTCATCAACTCAATGTTCGGTGCGTTATCCGCACCACAAGTATTTGCTTGGGGAGATATGTATATGGGCGAACAAATTACTTGTACAGGTAGACAATATCTTCGTATGATGATTAAGTTTTTTATGAAACGTGGGTACACACCTCTTGTAATGGATACGGACGGTGTTAACTTCTCTAAACCTGATGGTTGGGAAGACAGGAGATATATTGGTAAGGGGTTAAATTGGAAAGTAAAAGAAGGTAAAGAATATACTGGTGACGACGCCGACGTTGCTGAGTTTAATGATTTATTTATGAGAGGTGAAATGGCGTTAGATACTGACGGTACTTGGCCATCCTGTATTAATTTAGCACGTAAGAATTATGCGGTTATGGATGCTAAGGGTAAAGTAAAATTAACAGGTAACACTATTAAATCTAAAAAATTACCATTATATATTGAGGCGTTTTTGGATAAAGGAGTTAAACTTTTACTTGAAGGTAAGGGTCAAGAATTTGTTGAATGGTACTATGAGTATCTACAAAGAATCTTTGATAAAAAGATACCTTTAATGCAAATCGCTCAAAGAGCTAAAGTTAAACTTTCTTTAGATGATTATAATTTTAGAAGTACTCAAAAAACTAAATCAGGTGGTTCTATGAGTAAGATGGCTCATATGGAATTAGCTATCAAACACGGTATGAATATTAACTTAGGTGATGTAATATTTTATGTTAATAATGGAACTAAAGCATCTCACGGTGATGTTCAAAAGAAAGGTAATGATACTGTTTTAAATTGTTATATTTTAGATTCTAAAGAATTAGAAAACAACCCTGATTTAACAGGTGACTATAATGTACCTAGAGCAATTACAACTTTCAATAAAAGGATTGAGCCTCTTCTTGTTGTTTTTAAAGACGAAGTTAGAGATGGTTTATTAGTAATGGACCCTGAAAAGAGAGGTCTATTTACTAAAGAACAATGTGAATTGATTAACGGTAAACCTTTTGACCCTTCAGGACAAGATAGATTACAAGAAGATGTTTTAGATATTTCTGAACCTGAATTAAAGTATTGGGAAAAAAGAGGATTAAGTCCTGACTATATGTATGAGTTGGCGGATGAAGGATGGGAAGAACATATTAATTAAAAAAGGGGGTTAGAACCCCCTTTTTATTTTAACTCATTTTTAAACCATCCGAACTTAATATGTACCAATTCCCAATACAATATGAGAATTCTACACAAGAACCTTTATCTAATAAAAGTTCATCATATTCATCGTCAATTCTACCATTCATTGGTATTATTAATACTTTTGTTAAAGCTTTAACAACTACTCTATCAGTTGTTGTATGGTCTAAAATAACTTTACAATTATCAATACCTTTTATAATTACTACACCTTCACCTCTTGTTTTAAATTGGGAATCGGATACAATTACTTGTTCTGATGATACCACTAATTTACCTTGTACTATTCTTTCTGAAGGTGTGTTTCTTATTATTCCCATATAATTAAATTACGTATATTTGTCGAGGCATTGCTCTAAACTTCATTGCCTTATTTAAATTTTCTGCCGTTAAAGCCTCTTTTTCCATCATCTTTTCAGGTCTCATTCTTTCTAATCTCAATTTAAGTTCTTCCTCTAATTTAGATTTTTCATCCTTACCTTCCGTCAATAAACTTTGGTAATCCATAGTTAACTCACTATCAGGTGTCTTTAAATTACCACTGTATTTTCCTCTAACTCTACCTAAAGTTTCTTTACAAAGAGCAATGAACCATCTTCTAACCCATTGTTGTGCAGGATTATTTAATTCAATCCAAGAAATTTCGTCAAACGGTACATCTGAAGGTAGTTTAATAATATCAGGATTTTCTGCTAAACACTTATCTCTATCAGGACCATCAACATCGTAATACCAATACCAAACTTTACCACTATGAAAGTTAGAGTTTCCAAAATCAAATTTACCTCCAGGGGTGTTCATTAGATGAACCATTTTTTTACCATCAGGTAAAGCGGTAATTCTATATGTTAATTCAGATGATATAATTCTTCTTTGTATGTTAATTTCTTGCATTCTTAATAACATATCAAACGCTGGCATTAAGAAATAAGAACCACTATACCCTAATTGAGAGTAACCTCCAGGTCCTCCAAGACCAGGACCCCCCATAACCCCAAATGACCAAGGGTCAAACAAGATATTACTTAATTCTGCAGGTGTAAACCAAAGTAGTTCATTAATTTCCCTACCTTTAGGTATCTCATATAATTGTTGACCTTTCTTTAATTCTATAAAATCTTTTTTCAAAACCCAATCACCTCCAGCTTGTAAACCTACAATTTTAGAATATGCGTAACTATAACGAGTTTCATAATCTAAACTTCTTGTTACAAACGCTCTTGATAAAGATTGTTCATCTAAATTTAAGTTTTGTAATGAAGACCATTGAGATTCAATTAACCAATCTTGAATGTATTGTGAATAGTCTCCAATTGCTAATTCTAACAATGAGTCTAACATTTCGTCTTCTAATTCTACACTTCTTATCGGTGCACCTAAAAGATGTTTTACTCTTGTATATAATTTTGACCTATGTGGTTCTGCTATTATTCCCATATTGCGTTTTCTGATAAATATTTGTTACAATCAATTAATTCAATTTCACCTGTCCCAACAATTGACATAATTTCATTTTCTTTTGGAATTAAAAAATTACCTTTCTCAATTTTAATATTATTGGTTTTAAATATTTTTACAGACAATGATTTAACATTAACAAAAATAATGGTGTCTACTTTTTTATATTCTTGTGTACTTGATGAACCTTGTATTGCAATAAAGTTATCAGACACTACAATAGTTTTATAAGGTTTTATTTGTGCGGTTAAATTTTTACCTTCCAAATTTAAAGTTGCGTCGATACCTGATAACATATCATTAGAGTGACCAGCCCCTGATTCTATTTTACAAGAACCATCTCCTAAGTTTTGATTAATTATCTTACAAGCGGCGTCTTCGTTTCTTTTACCAAGACAATCGGTCTTTTTAAGAATACCCCCGATTTGTTTTAAAGTGTTTGATTGTTTTTCTCTGTTAAAAATGATGGAACGAATTCCGTCTAAAATAGAAAAAAATCTTCTTAATTCATTTAAATTATGTTTTGGGTCATTAGTATATTCAATAGGGGATTGATTATTCTGAGTTAAATATTGGTTAACATCTTTATGAATAATACAAAAAGCGGAATATGATGAGGTTAAATTCATTAATAATGACCTAACATTTTCTTTGTTATATAATCCAGATTCGTGACCTACAAACAATGAATTTTTTTCTTTCCAATTTTCAGGGTAAGATTTTTTTAAAATATCCATCCATCCTTTAACATAGTCTTGTTTAAATCTTGAATATAGAGTTGTTCTTTGTTTTAAATCTGAAGAAGGGAATAATAATTGTTTAAACTTAATTTCTTCTCCGTGAGAACAACTTTGAGATTTAGCCTCTTGTTCTGTAATAATATCTTTATTTGATGCGTTCATAAGTTGTTGCATCACAATATCCTCGTCAATACGAGTTTCAATTTTCATTTTGTACAACTTCTCAACAAAATCCCAATTAACCGCGTCCCAAAAGTTTTTGATATATTCATCTCTTTTATTTCGATATTTTAGATAATATGCGTGTTCCCATAAATCTAATCCTAAAATCGGGTAACCACCGTTTTTAATATCGTTCATTAACGGGTTGTCTTGATTTGGGGTTGACATTATTTTTAGATTATTAGTTTTTGTTACAACTAACCAAACCCAACCAGACCCAAATCTTTCTTTGGCAATTTCTTCAAACTTCTTTTTAAAATTACCAAAAGTTTCATATTCTTTTTCAATACGTTTTAAAATTAACCCTTTTGGTTTTTGAGTTCTTGGAGATAACATTTTCCAAAATAATGCGTGGTTATAGGCCCCACCTGCGTTATTTCTAACCGTACTATTAAATCTACTTATTGTTTTAACAATCTGTTCTAAATCTAAATCCCCGAATTTTTTCTTATCTAAAGCTAAATTTAATTTTTCTACGTATCCTTTATAATGTTTATTATAATGGACATCCATTGTTTCGGGGTCTATAAATCTTTTAAGGGAACTATACGAGTAAGGTAATTTTTCAATACCTATTTTTTTCATTTCGTTGATGAAGAATTTTTTTGCGAAGTCTTTTTCATTTTTTTGAACTTCCTCTTCTAACGTTTCAATCTTATTTACTAGATTTTTCATATTTTAAGGCTTTTATTTATCTAATAAATAACAAGAATTATAAATTTATCTACTGTTTTGAATCATCTTAAGGATTTCTTCAACAACATCTGCAGGGTCTGAGTTAACATTATCCCCCATAACAACACTAATAATTTGTTTTTTCTTAGAAAGTATGTCGTAGATAACACCTTCGATAGTATTTTCAAAAATCGGATAAAATACGGACACATTTGATTTTTGACCGTATCTATACGCTCGGTCTTCAGCTTGACTGTGTTCTGCAGGTACAAAAGACAAGTCATTCATAATAACCGCTTCAGCGGCAGTAAGGGTTAAACCAACTCCAGCGGCTTTAAGATTCCCTACAAATATTTTAATTTTATTATTAGTTTGAAATTCATCCACCGCATATTGTCTTTGAACTGGAGAACAACTACCATCAAGATATACACATTCTTTTCCAAATTTCTCAACAATCTTTTTTAACGTGTCTGTAAAATTGGTAAAGATTATAACTTTTTTACCTTGTTCTAAAATATTTTCAGCTAATTCAAAGGTTGATTGTAATTTTTCTTCGGCAATTATTTGACGAACTTTCATTAGTTTTGAAAATTGTAAGGTTAGGGATGATGATTCTTCTTCTTTTTTATCATACCAATCATAATACTCACCCATTAATTCTTCATATAATTTTGAACGTAATCTTAGGTATACGGGAGTTATGATTTTATCAGGTAAATCTAAAACATCCTCTTTTAATCTTCTTAAGAATTGTATAGATGTCCTGTCTCTTAGTTCCTCAAGATTAGACGCTCCTGTGGTTTTCCAAATTTTCCTATTACCAACTTTAAATTGATATCCTTCACAATATCTAATTGCATAAGCCATCCAATTTTGAGCAACAGGACTATCAATTAAATTTAATAAATTATAATAATTCATTGGTCGTGATGTCATAGGTGTACCTGATAACAACCAAATTTTATCAATGGTCTTTGCAAAATCGTTAACTAATTTAGTTCTTTGTGCTTGTGAATTACTAACCGCGTGAGCTTCATCTAAAATAACTAAATCAAACTTTGATTTTAAAATTAAAGAATCTTGTCTTTCTTTTTTTTCTGTTGTATGAAAATTCTTAAGTATATCGTAATTTATTATAACAAAGTCGTGTTCCGTTGAGTAATTTTTACCTTCACAAATATAAACACTTCTATCAGTGTAATTTTGAATCTCTCTCATCCAATTTATCTTTAAAGATGCGGGGCACACGATTAAAACTTTTTTAGAACCTGTTTCTAACGCGGCAATAATTGTTGAAGTAGTTTTACCTAACCCCATATCATCAGCCAAAATAAATTTTTTACAACCAACTAATTTTTCAATAGCTTCTTTCTGATGTTGTAAAGGTGGTCTATGTCCATATTTGGAATAATCTATTTCAACTTTCTCAACTTTATGAGTTTTTATGACCGCACCTTTTGGTAACCAAAATTCGTGTAAATCCTCATTCTCAAAAATTTTTCCCCAAATGTGATATGATTTATCTTTCTCAACTAATAATTTTTCAATCCAAACTTGTTCAGGTATTTTGGTGTATAATTTTTCGTCGGCAATTTTCTTAGCAAAATACGGGTCTAAATCTACCCACTTTTTAGCTATTTTAGGAACTACATTATGAAAATTTACAATATATTCAGATTGTGCTCTTGTAGGATAAAACTTTTTATTAAGTTCTTGTTGTCTTTTTAACCTTAGTAAATAATTGTTTGCACCAGAATACGACTCAAGGATGTTGAGTGCTTTTTGTTCTAATAATTGACTTATTTCTCGGTTGTTATTTTCCAAAGTACATTATTTATGTAATGATAATAAATTTTTGGATATTTATCAATATGAGTCAAAATAAAGTACCAATTACAAGATTAGGAAAATTCTTTGGAGCCGAAGACTACGCATTAGATGTTGAGATGGGTAGAGAGTGGTTAGAAGGTGATATGAACTTCACATTAGTATTATATCGAGTTGATAGATATAAAACTAAAACTGATGATGTTTATGGTGAAACTGTTTCTGATGGTATTAAGTTTAGAACTCCTGTAGAGTTTAAAGCCTTTGTCCAAGTTATGGCACCTGAAAATAAAAATTTAGGTAATTCTAAAATAGAACAGTTTGAACCTGGTAATGTTAGAATATCTGTTTATCAATCTCATTTAGAAGAATTAGATATAGATATTGAATATGGGGACTACATTGGGTACTATGAAACAGAGACAAGAGTTAGATATTATGTTGTAGCTAATGATGGTAGGGTTGTATCTGACAATAAACATACTTACGGTGGTTATAAACCATTTTATAGGACTATAATAGCGACGCCTGTAAGTGAAAATGAATTTAGAGGTTTATAATGAAAATTATAATTACGGAAAGACAAAAAAATTTAATATTTGAGTCTGTTAATGATGGTGAAGTTGTTTGTGATTCTTGTGGATGGTCTTGGAAATTAATTGAGGGCGGTGATGACCCATATATTTGTCACAAATGTGGTCACGACAACGCTGAAGATGAATTTATTGGTAAACGAGTTATGGTTTATTATAACTTACATAAACATACATTTTCGGTGACATATAAATCAAAAGTAATCTTACACGCTGATTTTGTAAAATTAAGTGATGTTGAGTTTAGAGTTAGACAAGGGGGTAAAGAAAAAGTTAGAACTGATAAAAGTAAAAATGTCCACGCATTTGTTATTGGTACTTTAGTTGATTATTGTCAATATCCTTGCCCTAACATACCTGAAGAATCTAATGATAATATTGTAACGTATAACCCTTACAAATACGATAGTTTTGTTTATAAATCAAATGAGAAACCTGTATATACTGCAAAAGAAGTTGATATGATTAACAAAAAAAATAAATTATTTGTAATTAATGAAATAAGAAAGTAATGGGATTTCCTAAAAAAATAAAAAAAGATATTAGTTTAACACCTCACAGAACTCTATACCCAAGAAGAGTTGAGTTGTTAGATAAAATAAATGAACACGGTACTTTTTTACCTAAATCTATTTTGCACGCCGATTTAGATAGAGGGTTTTTAGATTTTGTTAAAAATGATTTAAGAGTAGTTTCAGAAGGAAAAGTTATCCCAAATATTGATATTATTATCACAACCCAAAATTGGGCTCAATTTACTCAAACTTGGAATTTCCAAGATTTAGATAAAAACGTTTCACCACCATTTATAAGTGTTGTTAGAGCACCTGAAATAAAATACGGGTCTAATCCCTCATTACTATATACAATACCAAATAGAAGACAATATTATTACGCTTCAGTTCCTAGTTTTGATGGTGATAGAATAAACGTGGATGTTTATAAGATACCACAACCAGTTCCTGTTGATATCAAATACTCAATTAAAATAATTTGTAATCGAATGAGAGAATTAAACTCATTGAATAAAACAATATTACAAAAATTTTCTTCAAGACAAGCCTATACAAACATTAAAGGTCATTATATTCCAATAATAATGGATAATGTTTCTGACGAATCAGTAATGGACCTTGAAAAACGAAAGTACTATATACAAACTTACGACTTTACTATGTTAGGGTTTTTAATAGATGAAGATGAGTTTGAGGTTAAACCTGGTGTCGAAAGAGTTTTTCAAATATATGAAGTTCAAGACGGAGGTAATAGAAAGAAAAAGAGACCTGCATTAGAAAACCCAAGAAATTATCCTGTTGTTATTGAATTTATTGATGAGAATTCTTTAGTTGTACAAAGATTTTATGATAAAGTTGATTTAACGTTAATTAAAACAAATAACGTTACCAACTATGATGTGTATATTGATAATCAATATTATGGTAGAAATCCGACGAAAATACAAGTAAATGGAAATGATGTTGTTAAGTTTGAAATTGAAAAAGAATTCTCTAATCAAACATCAACAATAACATTTGAAGCGACATTAGTTTAACTTTCTCCGTAGATATCCTTCTTTTCTTTACAAGTTTCAATGATTAAATTTTCAATAAACTTATAAATTTTAATTCCCCTCTTATCACAATATTTTTTTAGGATATCGTGTGATTCTACCGAAATTTTAAGATTTTTAATCTTTTTGACAGGTTCTTCCATATTAATAAGTAGAAAAAAGGCAGAAAAAAGTCTGCCAGAATATAAATATGTTTTTAAAAGTAAAGTTTTTTCATCTAAAAACGAATATTTATGAATAAATAAAACTGAACAGAAATTTAAAAAATAATGGCAACAAACAGTAAAGTATTCGTGTCACCAGGTGTGTACACTTCTGAAAGAGACTTAAGCTTTGTAGCTCAGAGTGTTGGGGTAACAACTTTAGGTATTGTGGGTGAGACTTTAAGAGGTCCTGCGTTCGAACCTATTTTCATTACTAACTATGATGAGTTCCAAGCTTATTTCGGGGGAACTAACCCTGAGAAATTTATAAACACGCAAATCCCAAAATATGAGGCGTCTTACATCGCTAAATCATACCTTCAACAATCAAATCAATTGTTTGTTACAAGAGTATTAGGTTTATCAGGTTATGATGCGGGTCCTTCTTGGTCAATTCAAACTATTGCCAACTTAGACCCTACAACTCTAAAAATGGACGAGGTTTGTTCTAGTGTACCAAACTATAACGACAATACTTGTGATTTAACTTGTACTGGAGTATCACTTAGTTTTGACGTTGAGTTTACGGGATGTAGTAACCAAGATGGTTCGATTACTTTCTTAACTAATTTCCCAGCTGAAATTCAAAACATATTAACAAACGAATATACTCAATTTGACGGTGGAACTTCATCGTTATCTCAAGATATTAAAGACCAATTATTGGGTGTATTTGCACAACCAAGTTTAAGTGCAACATCAATTAATTATTGGGGTAGTATTGATAATATCGATTATGATATTTTATCACCTGTGTTTACTAACCCAAATAACGTACTTGGAGTACCAAGTGTTAATGAAGCAACCACAGATTTTACATCATCATATAATGACCCTTGGTATTACGCTTTATTTGACAACTACTCAGGTAATAGTTATTCAGGTTATTCTTTTTGGACTGTAGTTTCAAACTTAACTATGTTACCAAAAACAACAACTACAACAACAACATTTGCACCTATAACAACAACAAGTACAACTCAAAACCCTTGTAATACTACAACTACAACAATTCCTGTAAGTACAACTACAACAACTCAACCTGATTGTTTCTCAGGAACAGTACACGGTAAGATTTATTATTATTCAGGTTCAGCTTATAGTGATTACAATAATTTAGTAGTTGCAACTTTACGTTCAAGAGGTATTTCAAATTATAACTCAACACAAAAAGGACCTGATTATGAAGTTAGTCAATTAAGTGCGGTTACTTTAGATTTTAGCGGTAGCTATAGTGCGGTAACTAAAAATCCTTTTACACCATTTGCGGTTAATGTAACTAATGATGATGGAAAGTCTTATGTATTCAAAACTTCATTACAAAGTTCTGACTCAACATACGTTTCAAAAGTATTTGGTTTAGGTAATTTCTCTAAACCAAGAACAGAAGTTCCTTTATTCTTAGAAGAAAGATTCTCAAGTTTATTAAATTGGGCTTATAAGAAAGGTTATATTAGAGGTTTAAGACAAAATTTAGTTAAATTAGATTCTGCAAGAAGTGAAGAATTAGACAATATTGCGTTTTATGTTGAAAAATATCAAACACCTGAATCACCTTGGTTAGTTTCTGAATTAAGAGGTAGTCAAGTTTATAAGTTGTTTAAATTTATATCTATTGCTGACGGTAATAGTGCAAACGACCAATTAAAAATATCTATTGCAAACATATCGTTTAATAACTCAACCTTTGATGTTATTGTACGTGATTTTTACGATACTGACGATGCACCTGTTGTGATTGAAAAATTCACAAATTGTTCAATGGACCCAGGTCAAAATAATTTCGTAGGTAAAAAGATTGGTTCTTCTGATGGTGAATTTTCATTAAATTCTAAATTCATTATGGTTGAAATTAATGAAGACGCACCTATTGATTCATTACCTTGTGGTTATGAAGGTTATAATTTTAGATTGTATGACGGTGTTAATTCTCCATTCCCAATCTATAAAACTAAATACGACTACCCTGGTGAAGTTATTTATAACCCACCGTTTGGATACTCATCAGGTAATGATGACCCTGCAGTATCTTCAGGTGATAATGTTAGACGTACTTATTTAGGATTGTCAACATCAATTGGTTACGATTTAGATTTCTTCCAATATGTTGGTAAACAAAATTTAGGTACTATGTGTACACCAGCTTTACAAAATTGGCCGTACATTACTAAAGGTTTCCATATGGACTCAGGAGCAACAGTTGTAACAATTCCTGATGGATATACTACTTCAGGTCAAACTGCATTTGCAGTAGGTGATGCACCATTTAATAGTGAACCAACAAACACTGATAGTCCATACTACAGATTATATTCAAGAAAATATACTTTATTTGTAGGAGGTGGTTTTGACGGATGGGATATCTACAGAGAATCAAGAACAAATACTGATAGATTCGTATTAGGTCAGTCAGGTTATTTAGCAGGAGCTTGTGCGGATGATAGATATACAAACGCGACAGGTGACGGATTATTCTCAAGAATAACAGTTGGTGATAACTCAAATGATTGGGCAAACACTGACTATTACGCTTACTTATTAGGACAAAAAACATTTGTTAACCCTGAAGCGGTTAATATCAATGTATTTGTAACACCTGGTATTGATTATGTTAATAATAGTAATCTAATCGAGGATGCGGTTGATATGGTAGAAAATGACAGAGCAGATTCATTGTACATTTGTACAACACCTGACTTTAATATGTTTGTACCAACAACAACTAACCAAGAAGATTTTATTTATCCGACTGAGGCAGTTGATAACTTAGAAAACACTGGAATCGACTCAAACTACACCGCAACTTACTACCCTTGGGTATTAACAAGAGATACTGTTAACAACACTCAGATTTATATTCCAGCAACTGCTGAGGTTACAAGAAACTTAGCGTTAACTGATAATATCGCATTCCCTTGGTTCGCATCAGCGGGTTATACAAGAGGTTTAGTAAATGCAATCAAAGCAAGACGTAAACTGACTCAAGAAGATAGAGACACTCTTTATGTTGGTAGAATTAATCCAATTGCAACATTCTCTGACGTAGGAACTGTAATTTGGGGTAATAAAACTTTACAAGTTAGAGAATCTGCTCTTGATAGAATTAACGTAAGAAGATTGTTATTACAAGCTCGTAAGTTGATTTCAGCAGTAGCAGTAAGATTGTTATTCGAACAAAACGATGAAAAAGTAAGACAAGATTTCTTAGATGCGGTTAATCCTATCTTAGATGCTATCAGAAGAGACAGAGGTTTATACGATTTCCGTGTAACTGTTTCGTCTTCAACTGAGGACTTAGATAAAAACCAATTAGTAGGTAAAATTTATATTAAACCAACTAAAGCATTAGAATTTATCGATATCGAATTTTTAATTACTCCAACAGGAGCATCATTTGATAATATCTAATAATTATTAATAAGAGTGGGGTCAAATCCCCACTCTTTATAGCCAAGATGAAAAGAAATATAAAAGAAGGATTCACACAAGAAGGTACACCTGATTTAAAGTACTACGCTTTTGATTGGGATGATAACATTGCAACAATGCCAACCAGAATTATGTTAAAAGATAAAGACGGTGATGAAGTTGGGATGACTACTGAAGATTTTGCTCATTATAGAACACAAATAGGTAAGGAAGATTTTGAGTATAATGGTAAAACTATTATTGGTTTTGCGGAGAATCCATTTAGAAACTTCAGAACTGAAGGTGATAAATCATTTTTAGTTGACTCAATGTTAGCAAAACCAGGTCCTGCTTGGGACGATTTTGTGGAAGCAATCAACAACGGTTCGATTTTTTCGATAATAACTGCGAGGGGTCATAACCCAAACACTTTAAAAGAGGCGGTTTATAATTATATTATTTCAGGTTTCAACGGAATTGACAAAAAAGAACTTGTTAAAAATTTAAAAAAATTTAGAAGTTTTTCAGACGAGGAAGACTTAAACGATATGGAATTAATTAAAACGTATCTTGATTTATGTAAATTTTATCCTGTATCATTTGGAACAGGTGCTGAAGCCAATCCTGAAGAAGAAAAAGTAAAAGCGTTAAAAGGTTTTGTGAGTTATATTAAAGATTTGTCAAATCAATTAAATAAAAAGGCGTACCTTAAAAATGACGTTAGTAATAATTTCATACCAACAATAGGGTTCTCCGATGATGATATTAGAAATGTTGAGGCGATTAAGAAACATTTTGAAGATGACCCAGATAACATAATACAAACTTATTCTACATCTGGAGGCAAAAAAACTAAATACTAATAAAATATTTAATAAATAATAATAATTAACTAGTTATATAAGTAATTCTAGTATAAGAGTAAAAAAATAAAAACAAAAAGTAAATACAAGAATTTTGAAGTTTGTAGTATTTATATAATATAAAATAAAAAAAAATTTAAAAAGAAAATATTATGGCTGATTTATTGATGAAAATGCCGATACCGTATGAACCAAAAAGAATGAACCGATTCATTCTTAGGTTTCCATCTACATTAGGTATTAACGAATGGTTTGTAGAATCAACTTCTAGACCACACATTAAAATTAATTCTACTGAAATTCAATTCTTAAATACGTCAACATATGTTGCAGGTAGATTTACTTGGGACCCAATTAGTGTTAAATTTAGAGACCCAATTGGACCTTCAGCGGCTCAAGCTCTTATGGAGTGGGTTCGTCTACACGCAGAATCAGTTACAGGTCGTATGGGTTATGCTGCAGGTTACAAGAAAAACATTGACCTTGAGATGTTAGACCCTACAGGTGTGGTTGTTGAGAAATGGATTTTAGAAGGAACTTTCTTAACTGACGTTAGTTTTGGTGAGTTAGCTTACTCTAACGATGGTATCGCACAAATTACCGCATCACTTCGTATGGATAGATGTATCTTGGTATACTAATACTATTGATAAAAAAAACACTTTAATTATATTTAACCGTAGGGACACTATAAACTCTCTACGGTTATTTTTTTTATTATGGACGCAACACAACAATACGCACAACAAAATTTTAGTTTACCACACGATGTGGTTAAACTTCCTTCAGGTGGATTATTTTATAAATCAAAGAAAAAGTCATTAAAGGTTGGTTATTTAACCGCTTCTGATGAAAATTTATTATTGGCAGGTTCTGATATGCCGAAAGACGGTATTATTATGTCATTATTAAGAAGTAAAATTTACGAACCTGATATTAGACCAGATGAATTACTTCAAGGAGATATTCAAGCAATTTTAATATTTTTAAGAAACACTGCCTTTGGTTCTGATTATACTTTAACTCTTAATGACCCTGAAACTAATAAATCTTTTGAAACTACAATTAGTTTAGAAGAATTGTTTATTAGAAAAACAGAGGTTCAACCAAATGAAGATGGTACTTTTACTACAATTTTACCAAAATCTAATTTAAGTGTAAAATTAAAACCATTATCATATGGTGAATTAAATGAATTGGATAAGATGGCAGAAACTTATCCTGTAGGTAGAGTAGCTCCAAAACAAACTTGGAAATTAAATAAAATGGTTGTTGAGGTTGACGGTAATGGAGACCCTGGTCACATTGTACAAGTTATAGAATCTTTACCTATTGCAGATGCAAAATATATCAGAAGATTTGTTGAAGAAAACGAACCTTCTTTAGACTTAACAAGAAAAATTTACGCCCCGTCAGGTAAAGAGCTCACCGTTGGTGTAAGCTTTGGGGTGGAGTTTTTTCGCCCTTTCTTCTAATTACAGAGAAGTACAATCTTGGGAATATTTTATCTGTACAAGACATTTAAATGTTTCGTATACAGATTTTATTAATATGCCCATATATCTACGAAGATATATTATTGACCAACTAGTTAAGGAAAAAAATCCTGAGGAAAACTAATGTGTTGGTATTTATATAATAAATAAAACAACACTATGTTATTTCAACAAACTACACCATCTGCGGATGAAACAGGTAAAAATACCAAAGACCCCTTTAAACTAGGGGATACCCTTAAAGGTGCCGTAGATGTTTTAGGTGTTTTTAATTCAAATATTTTATTATCAAAAACTAGTTTAGAATCTGTTCTAACTACTTTTGAAAAAATGGAAGACCAAGTAGGTCGTTTAGCAACTACTTTTGGTGGTACCAGAGATTTATCCCAATCAATTAAAGAGGCTATTGCGGGAGCAATACCAAGTGTTACTGAACTTGGTGGTGGTATTCAAAATGTAATGGACATCCAAAAAGGTGTCGTCGCCGCTTTAGATACTCAAGTTATTTTATCAAAAGATGCTTATGCTGAGTTATTTGCCGTAGGTGAATTAGTTAGTGACGGTACAAAAACTTCTGCTCAATCTGCGGAAGAAATGACTCGAAAGTTTGTAGATGCGGGTTATGGTTTATATAACATAGGTGGTGAAATGACTAAAGTCTTAAACACCGCTAGAGAAGTAGGTGTTAGTGCGTCTGCAACATACTCACAATTAAGTAAAAGTATTGATAAGTTAGCCTTATATAATTTTCAGAATGGTGTTGAGGGTATGGCTAAAATGGCAGCACAAGCCGCGGGATTAAGAATTGATATGAGTAAGACCTTAGGGTTTGCTGATAAGTTATTTGAACCTGAGGCGGCAATTGAAACCGCAGCATCTTTCCAAAGGTTAGGTGTACAAGTGCAATCTTTACTTGACCCATATAAGTTAATGGATATGGCGAGAAATGACCCTGCCAAATTACAAGAATCTATAATTGAAGCCACAAAATCTTTAGTTTATTTTGACGAGAAAAATCAAAAAATGTCAATTTTACCTGGTGCTCAAGGACAAATGAGGGAATTGGCTAAGGTAATGGGTCTTAGTAATGAGGAAATGGCTAAGATGGCTTTAAATGCGGGTGATTTAGATAGAAAATTAAAAGAAATTAGATTCCCAACCGATTTTGCTAACGAAAAAGATAAACAAATGTTGGCAAATATGGCCCAATTAAGTGGTGGGACATATGTTGTTACTTTTGACGAAACTGTTAAAGATGAACAAGGTAATGAAATGACAAGGTCAGTAACTAAAGCGGTTAGTGATTTAAGTGAGTCAAATAGAAAAGACCTTGAAAAAATGAACGAACCTGCCAAAAGTGCTATTGATTTACAAAAAATTGCAAATGGTCACTTGAGGAATATGGATAACGCTCTTAAAGCTAGAAAGGGTGTGGTCCCACAACAAATTGCTGCGTCAAATACTATTGATAGAGTTTTACAAGTTGCTGAAGAAAAACAAACTAAAGTTGTTGAAAGTTTTAATAAACCACTTGGTTTAGAAAGAAATGAAAAAGGGGTATTAACAAATGATGCCTTAAGAGAAAATGTTAGACAATATGAAAGTGTTTTATCTTCAAATTTAAAAGGTTTATTTGAAGGTACTAAAACTAAAGATGAGGCCTTTAAAGATATTGCTAATGAGTTTAAAACTGGAATGGGTACTACATTACAACAATTAATTGCCGCCCCTAAAGAATTTTTAACTCCTGAACAATATGATAAATTAATTTCAAAAGTTGGTTCACTAACTACTTCAGCGGGTATAACCCCACAGACAGGTCAAACTAATGGTACATTTACCGCACCGACACCCGTGACTCCTCCAACAAGATTATCGCCTGGAACTCCATTAACGTTACCTGGAACACAACCTGCAACCGTACCTACTAATACACAACAACAGACCAACCCTACAAATAATGAACTTACCGTTAATATTAATGTTAATCCTAAAGATTTACAAAATAGTGTATTAGATGCACTTAGAACAAGTAATGTTTCTGACAAAATTGCTGATATGGTGGCTAAAGCCGAAAAAGATAGGAATTCTATGAGAGGTGGGGCAAGACCAAATGTTGCACTTCGAACAGGAAGATAAAAATTAAACATAAATCTATTTATTAGTAAAACATAAATGCCAAGTACTTTAACATTCCCATCAACCGCAGGATTTAGAGATAAATTATTAGCTAGAAATTTATCACCATACACTGTGCCTGGTAGTTATGTGTCACAATCACAAAGTAGTATTGTTCACGAGACTATTTTAAGAGATGAAGGGATTTTTAATTCTGATGACAACTTAATTGCCACTGACCCATTTGCGGATTTATTATATCCATTAAACGCTTATGGTCCGAATGGTGGGTACAACAAGAACATTAATATAGGTGGATTAGCGAATACTCAATCTAATTTAGGTCCATACGATTTTATGGATGCTAAATTACCACAACTTAGTGCTCCTATTGAGTTAACAATACCTACACAAAACAAATATTCTTCAGACAATCCTATACAACTTGTATCAATTAATAATATACAATCGGTACCTACTTTTATACAATATTCAGACCCATTAAGTTTTATACCGTCAACTTATACTCCGTATCAAATTTTAATGGATTCTAATCCACAAGGTAGTGATGGTACTTTGTCCCAAGACTCTTATATCAGTCAATTAGGAGCTAGTAATTTAAAAAAGTTATTAAAAGATAGAGCCTCTACTGTTACTTTAAGTAATTTACAGAATCAAAATGCGAGTGTTAGTCAAGGGATTTTTGCTCAAGCGACTGACTTATTAAGAGGTAATACTAACCTTTTAAACACTACTGCTAAGATAACCATCACGAATGGACCTGATGATATTAACGGTAATTTCATTCAAAGAATTTCAGGGGCTTATAGTCCAACATCTCCAATACCAGGGGATTACTTTCAAGATGAACTTAATTCAAGATATCCTGCCGTTGCGGGTCAAATAGCCAATGCGTTAAATGTAAGTAGTGTATTAGGTCCAATACAACAATACTTAGGTCCTAAAGTTATTAGGACTAAAACTCCTTCTGAAAGATTATTATTAAACACTGGTTCAGGTACTGCATCTGCATTATTTAGAAGTTTAAATTATAATAAGTACAAACCAAATTATAAGAGAAATTTATTACAGGATATTGCCCAAGGGGCTCTTAACGTATTAGGAGTTTCAAGTCAAATTGATGTCCCAACCAATTATTATGTTGGTTCATCAGTACAAGACCCAACATATATTTCATCACCACTTGGTGAGGTTCCTTATGATAGTTTAGGGAGAGACACTCAAGCAATTGTTTATGGTCCTACAGAAATGTCTAACCTTTTTGAAAACAATGCTGCAAATAATTTAAAAATTGGATTTAATAGTGGTTCATTTACTGACGGATTTGGAGTTGGGGACGGTTTAGTTTGGACATCACCAAAATATAGTAATGCTGGTTACAGAGCTTTAATCGGTGGAGACCAAGGTAGTGAAGCTCCTTCATTTAATGAAGTAAAATCAAAAGTAGATTCTATTTTAAGTACTGATTATACATTTACTGAAGACACAATATTAAGTAACACTCAAAGATTAGTCGACTCAACACCAAGAGGAGCTAAAAGATTATCTCACGTTGGTAATGCTATTAATCAATTAAGTAAGGTCTTTAATGATGGTTACAAAGAAATAACTAAAGGTTCTAGAGTTGTTTCTTATGTTGACACCAATGGAGTTGTAGTTGGTAACGAATATTGTAGAATTTTTACAAAAGACACACCATACTTAACTTTTGATGATTTACAAAAAACAGATGGTAATCATAGAAAGTTCACGTATTCTGTTTTAGATAATACATATAATTTAAACATTGCACCATTTAAAAATCCTGGTTCGTCTAACATAGTTGACGGTAAAGTTAAAAAATATATGTTTTCACTTGAAAATCTTGCTTGGAGAACATCAAATAGACCTGGATTTACTTATGATGAATTACCTGAATGTGAAAAAGGACCAAATGGGGGTAGAATTATGTGGTTCCCACCATATAACATAACTTTCAATGAAAGTGTTAGTCCACATTTTTCTGAAAATAATTTTTTAGGTAGACCTGAGCCAATATATACTTACCAAAATACTAAAAGAAGTGGTAGTTTAAGTTGGTCTATAATTGTTGACCATCCATCAGTGTTAAATTTAATTGTTAATAAACAGTTAAAGAATATTGCCCCTCAAGAAATGAATAAAATTGTAGATTCGTTTTTTGCTGGTTGTTTAAAATACGACATCTATGAATTAGCGAGAAGATGGAACACTTTTAACAAAAGTGATTTGTTTGAATTACAACAAATAATTAGTCAACCTAGAGTTACTCAAGAAGATTTTAAACAAGTTGTTAAAGAAAATCCACCAGTCGTTGAAGAAACTAAAACTCCTGCAACTACACCACAACCTGATTTAACACCATACGTTGGTATCGCATATTATTTTGATAACGATATTCCTGACCCTAATACAAGAAACACTGTTTCATCAACCGCGTATGATGCAACGTATAACACCTATACATCTAGTTCTACTTTACAAAGATATCAAAGTAATGCCGCTACTACTCAAAATAAACAATCAATTAGTTCATTCTTTAAGGAAGTTATTGAAGGTAATTTTGATAAAAATAAACAAATGGTTTCTGAAATTCAGAAAATATTTGAAAGTAATAAAACTACTGACGGCAAAGGTACTGCCGCAACAATAAGAATAGTTTTAGCAGGTAGTGCTTCTGCACCAAATACTAAATCTTATAATAAAATATTATCACAAAGAAGAGTTGATTCGGTTATTAAATATTTAAGAAAAGTTAATGGAGGTGTTTTGGCTAATTACTTAAACGACCAAAAACTTATTGTAACCCAAGACTTTTTAGGTGAAGAGGCAATAGTAATACCTAAATCAGGTACTAATAATTCCGTAGGACCATCGTCAGGTTATACTTGTACAGATTCTGATACAAATAAAACTGAATATGATAAAATATATTCTCCAAACGCAATGGCTTGTAGAAGGGTTGTTATTAGAGAATTAACCGTTGACCCAATTCCAACAACACCAACAACACCAACAAACAATACAACTTCAAGTCCTGCCAACAATGATGATAATGGAACACCATTTTTTGGGGCAACACCAGTACCCCCAACAATTACTACTACCCAAAAAATTAAAGATGGTATTAGTAAAAAAATCTTAAGAAATTTATTATCAGAGTGCGATTATTTTGAAATGATAGAACAAAGTAATCCTATGTTTTATGATTCAATAAAACAACAGATTAAATATTTTAGTCCGACATTCCACTCAATAACACCTGAAGGTTTAAATTCAAGATTAACTTTCTTACAACAATGTATGAGACCTGGTGATACTATACCAGTTATTGGTACTGATGGTAAACCAAAATATAATAGTTCGGTCAACACTAGCTTCGGAGCCCCACCTGTTCTTGTTTTAAGAGTAGGGGATTTTTATCATACTAAGATAATCCCAACAGGATTACAGATATCTTATGACCCTTTAGTTTTTGATATGAACCCTGAAGGAATTGGTGTTCAACCAATGATTGCCAAAATAAGTTTAAATTTTAATTTTGTTGGAGGACAAGGGTTAAAAGAACCAATCGATAAATTACAAAACGCGTTGTCATTTAACTATTATGGTAATACTGAAATGTATGATGATAGAGCGGATGCTACTGATGATTCATATAAGAAAATTGATGAAGCGTTAGTCAAAGCTATTCTTGACGATTCGCCTGTTGTCGGTATAAATAATATTCAAAATAGTATACCTAACGAAGGTGGAGACACTATTGGAACCATATTAGATAAGATTGAATCTGATGCGGGAACTAGCGGTTCTACAAGTTATGAAAAAATAATGGATTCAATTATTCCGCAAGGTCAAAGTTATATGGATTCTGCAGTTAATAAAACTGAACAAATTATTAAAGATTTTAATCTACCTACGTTACAATTATTTAGTAGTAGTGTTAATTATTCTAGTGGTACTACTAGAGAATTTACAACACCTAAAAATTTAGTGATTTATGGTAAACCTGAAAATGTTGAAAAAAGAATTAATGAATTGTTTGATAAAGTAGTTAGTGACATTAATAGTGTTAATAGTGAAAACGATGCTGGTTTTGATGTTATTAGAGAATTATATTATCAGAAGTTTAGTAATACTGTGATGAGAAAAGTTAAATCACAAATGGTTAACCAAGTTAATTTGGCTAGACAAACAATGATTACTTCATTAACTTCTGTAAATCAAGAAATTACTACAAACCAACAAAATTTAGTAAAAACATTTAGAAAATTAGACGTAATTGATACTAAGACTGATGGGTATATTAAAAGTGACCAAAATGTTATGGCTTATAATTTAAGTGCCACAACTGAAGTACAAACAGGTTCACAACAAAGTAATACTTACGATGAGTTAGTGTTTGACTACAATTCTGCAGTTGATTTGTTATATTCATTTTATACTGATTTTAAATCTGCGGGATTTGTTGATACTAAAGTTGATTTGGATGACATTAAACTTTTAAAACCTAACGGATTTGGAACTAATTCTGAAGTTTGGGCTGATGCGGAAAAAAGATTTTATACCGCAATGAGTAAAGTTGTTTTAGATAATAATACTTACCAATCTTTCAGTGGGGCGGTTATTACTCCTGATATTGTTGATGTACAATCTGGAGGACCAACATTGGGTTCTAAATTTAATCAACTGTTTAGTAATAGAATAAATAATTTCTATAAAACTGAACACGAAGCTGAGATAAAATCAATAGGTGATTTTAAAGCAACTGTTTATGAATCACCACAAACTAAAAAATATAAACCTTGGACACCATTCAAAGATAAGAAAGTTAGAAAATTTACATTTACCAATTATGTACCAACTACACAAACACAATCTACCCAAATTCAAAACTTATATAAGAATGGTAACTCAAATACGGATGTTAAAACATTTAACGGAAAAAATAAATTTAACTAATGGCTGATTTATATTTCGATAGATATTATAATTTCTTGATTAATGGTCAACAAACCGTGGTGCCTTTTGTTAAACTACCTTTAAAATCTACAGATAAGAGATATTTTTATAAAATGGGTGTTAGTAGATTGGACAAAATAAGTCAAGAATATTACGGCAGTCCTTTTTTTGGGTGGGTAATTATGCTTGCTAATCCACAATATGGAGGGTTAGAATGGAATATTCCTGATAATGGAATATTAACAATACCATTTCCATTAATTGCGTCGGTCCAAGATTATGAAGCGGCATTAAATAATTATTTCTTCTATTATGGTAGGTAACAATAATGAAAATATATTGGTAGAATTTGACTATCAAAACATAGTTTTAGTAGACCCAAATAAAACTATTGATGGTCAAGGTAATGTTAAAGAAAGACTTCTGAGACACGAAGACTTGGTTTATTATGCCAATTTAGAATGTACGTTATTCCCAAGAACTAGATTAGCCGCAGGACCTAATGGTTATTTTAATAATGAAAAAGTATCCATAGCAACTGTTAATTTTTTAAAACCAGGAAACAAAGAATTTTTAACTAATGATTATTTAGATGAATTAACTGGTTTAGATAGTATTAATGGAAAAGGTACTAACCAAATTCAAAGAAATATTGAAAAAGACGATAAAAACAAAGAAATTTTTTTATCACAAACGGTTAGAAATAATGTTGATACTGAACTTTTAGGGATTACTCAGATATCAATTGATACTAATTTAAGTTTATTTCCTGAAGTAACTATTCAAATGGAAGATGTAAGGGGACGAGCTCTATTTGAAAAAGGTGAAAACTCTCCATATGCAGTATTCTTCAATTATCCATACCCAATGTTCTTTTTAACAATTAAAGGATATCTTGGTAAAGCGGTAAAATATCAATTAGCTTTAAGAAATTTTAACGCAACCTTTGACACAGGTTCAGGTAATTTTAAAATTACTGTAAAATTTTACGCTTACAAATTTAATGTTCTAACACAAATACCTATGAAGTATCTACAAGCACTTCCGTATATGTATAGAACTAATTACAACATTAGTCCTGTTAATAATACAGGTGTTACTCCCGCACCAACAGGACCACAAGGGGTTACAACAATACCAACGTCAAAAGGTAGACAAAAAATCAAAGAGGTATATTCTGAATATAAAAACAAAGGATTAATTGATTCTGATTTTCCTGAAATTACTCTTACTGAATTAACCGAAAGATTAAAAAAATTAGAAACATATATTTCTGAAACTTTTACAAAGGCCGATTTAACACCATTAACGGATGTTGAAAACTTTAGAGATACTTTAAACAAATACGAACAAGAAATTTTACTATGGAGAGGTGAATCTTGGTTTTATAAATATATGGACACTACCGCACCTTATTTTACTTCTGATAAAGGTGGTACCAATATATACACATATAAAAAAGAAGTTAGACAAGGTTTAAATGGTTTAGATGTTGGTACATCACAAAGTGACTTATTAAGAATAATTTCAAAATACAATACCTTATTGAAAGAAAATAAAACTTTTGGTGAGGGTGGTAAGTATGTTATTGGTAAAAAAGAAACTGTTTCACAAATAGATGTATGGTCAACTATTAAAGCCGATACAATTAGCGGACTTACTATAAATCCTGAATCTATTGACTATAATAAATCATATGTATTACAAAATAATAAGACCCCGACTACAGATGAATTGGCACAATTTAAAACTAAATTACAACCTATTTTTAATTCAGTAACTTTTGATAAAGATGGTAAACAAGTAAATAATTGGTTTTATTTTGAAGGTGAAGGGTCGTTTAGTAAATTAATCCAATTAGCCCAAAATGAATTAAACACTAAAGCTCAAGAGATACAAAAAAAACTTGCTGATATTTTATCAAGTAGGTTAGCTGCAAAAGATGGTGGTTTAGGGTTTAAACCAACTATTAAAAATGTGTTGGCGGTATTATTGTCTAACGCCGAAGCCTTTTTAAGACTGATGGACGATGTTCATCAAACCGCTTGGGATGTTAGAGAAGATAAGAATAGAGTTAATGCGATTCTTGGTAACGATAAATCAACCCCATCAACGGATTCTAAAGATTCAACCCAAACAGATAGTGGTAATTTAATTCCAATATATCCTTGGCCTCAATATTTTGTTGAAACAAATAATGATAAAGGTGAAAAGTTTGAATTAACTTATCCTGGTGACCCTAAAGTAATTTCTAAAACTAAAGGTTTTTTATATAACGTTTGGCCTGAAATTGAATTTGTTGAAGAGTTTCTAAAAGGATATACCCAAAGAAAAAATCCTTTACCTGATTATGGTCCATTACAAAATACAGCCCAAGACATCAATCGAGTATCGTTATATGCGTTAGATTTTCCAACAGGAAATAATATTTTTGGTAACAAACAAGAAGCTAAATTTTTATACGAAATGTATGAAAGAGTATTGTTGTCATCTAGCTATCAAAGATATTACAAACCTGGTTCAGAAAATCAAATATCAGATGTTATTGCCGAATCAGAATTTTTAAATATTAAAAATTCATTAGAAAATGATAGTCCGTATTTAGTTGGTAAATTAAAACAATATGGTTTAAATTCAAATAATATTGTACCATTTTTAGCTCATATATCAAGTGGAGGTATTGGAGAAAGTTGGCAAAAATATATTAGAGGGGATTTCGCAACACCGTACATACAACAAGAAGTTGATAATAGTTTTGTAATAACAGATACTTCTTTGATAACACCTGGTAATACTGTTGTAAAACCAGTCCCAACTCAAATTGATAAATTAAAAACTTATTTAAAAAGTACTCAAACAAACACTTTCCAATTTGTTGATACTTTCCCATACAATTCAACTGATTGGTATTTAGGTAATTTATCCAAAGGTGCGTCAAGTAATTTAGATGTTTTTAATACTACTAATACATTATTTGTTAATAATGACAAAAAAATGATTACTAATTTTGAAACAGGTAGTAGTAAAAAAGAAATTAGACCTATTACTAATTTTAATTTTTATGATGTCTCAACACCAGAACCTACTGTAGGGTTAAGTGCCTTTTATACGTCAAGAACAAATGACAAACAATTACCTACTGAAGGTAATTTACATTATACTGATTATAGTGGTAATGTGGTGGCAAATCAAACTACATCTATGTTGAATACCCCGTTTTTTATTAATTCAATACAGGAAGGGGTTAAAGATTTTTTAACTGGTAGTACTACACCATTTAAATCATCAGCTTTCTTATTCTTGAATAGTTTACCTTTAGCCACCCTTAGAGAGAAGTATAAAACATATAACGGAGCCTCAACAACTGATTTAGATTATATCTTCGCAACATTTAAAAAATTTGGTGCAATTCATAGGATACCATATGCTTGGGTTTTAAAATACGGTTCTATTTGGCACAGATATAAAACTTGGACTGAAACAGGTGTTGATATTTTATCAAATGTGTTAACAGACTTTCAGTCTACATATAATTTTGACCCTATAACTAATAATCCTGCTAAAACATATAATTTAGTTATTGACGGTAATAACCAAGCAATTACACTACAAAATACTACATTAGTTGGTTCAGACACCTTAACTCAAATGAATATCGGTTTCTACCCACAATTAATAAATGACTTCTCAACTTTCTATAGAGGGTATGATGTTTTTAGTGCTTACACCGATTCGGAAATACAATCTAAATTAACATCACCTAATGGAGTTACTTTAACATTAAATTCTGATTCTATTATTAATAAAGATAAAGGTTATGATGCTAATGATGTTAATGATATATTAAACATTAAACCTTGGAGTTGCGTACTTAATGATGACAGTAAAAAACTAAGTTATGTGGTACCTTCATTCGGTGTTAGTACTGTTAATCAGATTAATGGTGAATGTTTTAATAATAGTAACAAATTAATACAACCTGTTAAATTTAGTCCCGCAGTATTTAATGGTTCTGTTAGAACTTTTTGGTCATTACCAAACTATGGGTATTTTGATACAACAAAAATAGATGTCCCAACACCCGAACAATATTTTAAACAAATACTAACAGGTGAGACTCAACAACAATCATTTTTATTAGGTAATTCTACTGCTTACACAACTAATGAAGAAGTTTTATCTGTATTCAATAGAGAAATTATGGATATAATGGAAGGTGAATTTTTAAAGTTCACAAAATCATTATATGAGTATTCTTCAGTTCAAGTAGGTAGTCAAGTTACTACTAAGATACAAGTTGATAAACTTGCAATTAATAGTGACGGAATTTATCGAAATTTCCAATTATTAATGAGAGAAATGATGTCTATTGAAAAAGTTACAGAAACTAATTCTACTTCATATACTAATGAAGTTCAAAGTAGACAGTTATCCAAATCAATTTCAACAATACAACAATTTTTAGAATATGACGTTGTATTAAAATATGGTAATCCTTCTAACTATAGTAGAAAACTTTTTGATAGTTTCTCAACTACTACATTTATCGAGGATAAATTAACTTATCCTCCTTATATACAAAATACATTACCAACATCTGGAGGTACAACCACATTAGCACAATCTGAAGCTGCGTACCCACAGTCTTGGAAAAATTTAAGAACTTATATTGGTAACCCGACTGAATCAGGTTATACATACACCAATAACGGTTCTTATATTACTGACTTCTTTGTTGATATGAACATCCAATTCGCACCTGATTCGGTAACTGAGCTTGCGACACTTATTAGAATATATGCGACTCAGAAAAAGTTAGACCCAACTATGAATCGAATTAAGTTTATTAATTTAATTAATCAATATATTGCAGGTAATAAATCTTTTAGTGATTTAGTTTTCAACCAATTAACTCAAAAGTTAAATACAGGTTTACCAAATGTTGAGGAAGTTAAAGAAAAATTTACGGAAACTGCCATTCAAGGGGAACAAACCAAATTAGATATATATGAAGCATTTAAAGGTCTTAACGACACTTGGATTGCGGGTTACGATTATACTGAGACAACATTTTTAGAAGATGTGTTATTTTTAGATAGAGCAAATAGAAACATTGGAGACGATATTTTAATTGACCCTAAAAAAGTACTTAATTTATTTTCGGAAGTTAATGAAAGTTCAAGTGTGTACACATATTTGGAATCTGTATTAAATGTTCATCATTTCATATGTATGATGCACCCTGCTTACATCAATTATTATAATGTTCAGGAAGTTCAACAAAATAGTGTTCCTAAAATAGAAGGTACTTTAGAGTTTGGTAATACGTTATTTGGAACTTATTTAAATGTTGATGCTAGAAAAGCTTCTCCAAAATTGGTATGTACTTACGCCGCAGAACCAAGTAAACATCCTGAAATGGGTAAAAATAGTAACTATAGGTTTAAATCAGACGCATTTGATTTAACTAGAGTTAGTGATATGCCTTTGACCGATAAATTAGATGGTAAGACTGATTGGGGATTATCTAATAGAGTTGTTGGATTTAATGTAGATATTGGAATTACAAATCAAAATATATTTTATCATTTTGACGTGTCTCAAGATTTAGGGAAAGAAACTACAGAATCTTTAACCGCTACAGATGATTTAATTAGACAATCTAATGGTAAAACAACCTCAACTCAAAACGTTTCTCTTTGGAACTTCTATAGAAATAGAGCTTACCAATGTCGAGTTCAAACGTTAGGTAATGCGATGATTCAACCTACTATGTATTTTAATTTAAGACACGTACCTATGTTCACAGGTCCGTATTATATTACTGATGTTAAACATAATATAACACCTGGTAAGTTTGAAACAACATTTACTGGTACAAGACAACAAGTATTTGCTTTACCTAAGTTAGAAAGTTATATACAAACACTAACTGCAAAAATTCTTGATGAGGTTATTTCAGGATTAAATCAAAAATTAAATGCTTCTGGTAACGTAACTACAACAACTACAACATCAAACAATAATACAAATACTTCAAATGAATTAAGTAGTAATACATTTGTTATTAATAATAGTCAAAATTGTAAAGACTCACTTAAAGAGTTCTACGAAAAACAATCGTATACTTTTGGAACTCAATCTCAGAGTGAATTGACAGTTAAACAAGTTATTGATGGTATTATGGCCAATATTACCCAAGCGTCAACACCAAACGCTTTGTTAATTGCGAAATATTTGGCGTTTGTTACTTGTTATTTAGAGTCATATCAAAACAATCAATTTATTTGTTGGAATAATAATTACGGTGGGGCGACATTGGATTATGTTTGGTCGGGTAATTTATCGACATTCTTTAATAAAGAATATATTTGTCAATCAAATGCTAATGGAATTGAATTACCTTTCGCAGTTTTCTCATCACCTGAAAATCATTTTAAATTTTTAGGTGCTAGATGGACACCAATTGCCACTGGTATTAATTCGTTAACCCCTGAAAATTTAACAAAAGCTTGGATTACTAAATGGAGTAGAATGGTTACCCCGTCACAATATAATTCATATATTGCTAATCAAAGTGTTGAATATAATAATTTATTGGATAAAGTAAGACAAGCGGTAACAATGGCATCTGCACTTGGATTACAATAAAATGATAATTTTAATAAACTGAAGATATTTATATATAAAAATAAAGTTATGAACGTAAACAATGCCTTAAACACCTTCTTAAATAAGAAAGGAAGATATTCGGAAAAAGAAATCGGAAACGGAGATAAAGAAGTTTGTGATTTAGAAACTAATGAGTGTTATACTGTTAGAATGAAAGACGGTTTAATTGAAAGAGTGGATAATACCAAAACAACAAATAAAAAAATTCAAGTTGAAACATCTCACGGTGTTAAACAATTATTAAATGGTTAATAATATGTCAATCGATAAAAAAATACTAGAAGAAATTAGAAGATACCAAGGTATCAATAAGTATATTACTGAACAAGAGGTACCACCTGCAGACCCTACACTTGATTTAGGGGGAGTACCACCAGCACCTGAAGACCCAGCAGCGGCACCTGCCCCTGGAGCTCCTGAGGCACCTGTAACTCCTGATGCTGCGGCAACACCTGAAGTTATTGATACAACAACTGACCCTGATGTTGAAAAACTTGATAGTGAGGGAGAACCTGAAGGGGAAACAGAAGAAAGTGATACTGAAGAATTAGATATTACTGACTTAGTTGACAGTCAAAATAAAATTTCTGACAAACAAGATGAGTATTTTGAAAATTTATTTAAACATTTAGAAAATTTAGAAAATAAATTAGGTGAGATGGATGAGCTTATGAATAAAGTTAATTCATTAGAAGCTAAATTAGAAAAATATAGACCAAAAACCCCACAAGAAAAATTAGAATTAAGAAGTTTGGATTCAGGTCCTTATAATCAAAAACTATCTGATTTTTTTATTGATAAAGAAGGGGATATGGAGAAATCAGGTAAAAATGAATATATTCTAACAACTGACGAAGTTGAGAATTTTACACCTTCAGAAATTAGAACATCATTCAATCCTGAACAACAAAAGAATTTTGGAATTTAAGTTTGACAAAGCGGTTTGTTAGTGTTATATTTTGGTTACAATAAGTAATTAAAAATTTAAAAAACAAACTATTATGATGTCAACACTAGATTCAGTCTTAGCACAGTACGAGAAAGCACAACAGTCAGGTACTTCAGGCGGCAACAGAATGTCAATGGATGAGCGTATGAAGAAATACTTCGCAGCGATTCTTCCTCAAGGACAAAACTCAGCACAAAAACGTATTCGTATCCTCCCTACAAAAGATGGTGGTTCACCATTTGTTGAGGCTTGGTTTCACGAAGTACAAGTTGGTGGTCAATGGAACAAACTTTATGACCCATCAAAGAACGACAATGAACGTTCACCTTTAAATGAAGTTTATGAAGAACTTATCTCAACAGGTAAGGAATCTGACAAAGAACTTGCAAAACAATACAAATCACGAAAATTTTATATCGTTAAAGTAATCGACAGAGATAAACCTGAAGACGGTGTTAAATTCTGGCGTTTCAAACACAACTATAAGAACGAAGGTGTTCTTGACAAAATCATTCCAATTTGGAGAGCTAAAGGAGATATTACAGACCCTGAAAAAGGTCGTGATTTAATTATCGAATTAGCGAAGGCTAAAACACCTAAAGGTAAAGACTACACTATTATCCAAACGGTTATGTATGATGACCCGTCTCCTGTTCACGAGGAAAAAGACACTATGGATACTTGGATTAATGATGAGTTATCTTGGAGAGACGTGTATTCTAAAAAACCTGAAGATTATTTAGAAGCAATCGCAAGAGGAGAAACTCCAAGATGGGATTCAGACGCAGGTAAGTATGTATATGGTGATAGTTCTACATCAGAAATGAGTATGGGTGGTGGAACAAGTACACCATCATATGTAGACCCACAAGCGAATGCTGAACCTGATGAGGATATGCCATTCTAAGAATACAACTGAACTTGGACATCTACTTAGACAAGGTGTCCAAGTTCTTTATATTTTAAATAAAAAGAAACAATAACATAGACATATATGGCAATCAAAAAAAACGATTTTAAATCAATTAAAGATAAGTTCTCAACATCTGCAAAATATAAACCACAAAGATTTTTTGATTTGGGGGCTGATTTTTTGGACGCGGTAGGATTACCAGGTCCTGCAATAGGTCACTTGAATATGTTTTTAGGTCACTCAGATACAGGAAAAACAACTGCATTAGTTAAAACTGCGGTTGACGCTCAGAAAAAAGGTATTTTACCTGTATTCATTATTACGGAACAAAAATGGTCTTTTGAACACGCAAAACTTATGGGGTTTGAGTGTGAAGAAGTTGTTGATGAAACAACTGGAGAATTAGATTGGGATGGTTTTTACATCTTTAACAATAACTTTGACTATATTGAACAAATTACTGACTACATCAATTCATTATTGGACGCTCAAGAAAAAGGTGAGTTGGATTATAGTTTATGTTTTATGTGGGATTCTGTTGGTTCAGTTCCTTGTAAAATGACGTTTGAAGGTAAGGGTGGTAAACAACATAACGCATCAACATTAGCCGATAAAATTGGTATGGGTATCAATCAACGTATTTCAGGTTCACGTAAAGCGGATTCTAAATATGAAAATACTTTAATCATTGTAAACCAACCTTGGGTTGAGTTACCTGACAATCCGTTTGGACAACCTAAAATTAAAGCTAAAGGTGGTGAAGCAATTTGGTTAAATTCATCTTTAGTATTTTTATTTGGAAATCAAAAAGGTGCTGGTACTACTAAGATTACTGCAACAAAAGACAAACGAACTATTAAGTTTGCGTCAAGAACTAAGGTGTCTGTAATGAAAAATCACATTAATGGTTTGGGTTATGAAGATGGTAAAATTATAGTAACACCACACGGATTTATTGCAGGTAAAGAAGCTTCGGAAGAAAAGGCATCTATTGAAAAATACAAGAAAGAATATGCTGACTATTGGAAAGAGATAATCGGAACCGATGGTGATTTTGATTTAAGAGAAGAAAAAGAGTCGTAACATTTTAAATAAACTTAAGTGACCAAAACATTATTAGTTGACGGTAACAATTTACTAAAAATAGGATTTCACGGGGTAAAAGATTTTTACCATAAAGGGGAACACGTTGGTGCTATTTGGCACTTCATTAATACCCTACGTAAATTCATTGAAGAATATAACTACGATAAAGTGGTTGTATTTTGGGACGGAGAAGGAAGTTCTTCCTCAAGAAAAATACTATACCCACAATATAAAGAAAACAGACGTACAGATTCCAATGTTTATAAAGAAGATTCTTTCACTCAACAGAAAGAAAGAGTTAAACAATATTTGGAAGAGATGTTTGTTAGACAGATTGATATTGACAATAATGAGGCGGATGATTTAATAGCCTATTATTGTCAAATATCAAATGATGAGAATAAAACTATATTTTCATCTGACAGAGACCTTACTCAATTGATATCTGAAAAAGTATCAATCTATTCTCCAAATACAAAAACAATGTACAATAATGGTGATAAAATTAAAATTTATCACTATGAATTTCCGCATCAAAATATTAAAACTTATAAAATATTATCGGGAGACAAATCTGATAATATTGATGGAATTTATTATTTAGGTGAAAAGACTTTAGTTAAATTATTTCCTGAGCTACTTGAAAATACGGTAAATGTTTCCGATATTTTAACAAAGGCAGAACTAATGTTTGAGACTGATAAAAATAATACCGCACTTAAAAACTTACTAACGGGTAAGACTAAAAGTGGAATTTACGGTAATGAATTTTTTGAAATCAATGAAAAAATTGTAGATTTGTCAAATCCTTTAATAACAGATGATGCTAAAGAACTTGTAGAGTTATATTATAGAGAAACTTTGGACCCCGATGGTAGAGGTTATAAAAATCTTATTAAGATGATGATGGAGAATGGATTTTTCAAATACCTACCAAAAGGAGATGATGCTTGGGTGAACTTTATTAAACCATTTATGAAATTAACAAGAAAAGAAAAAAGAAATTATCAAACAAACAAATAAATTATGAAAGAACAAGAAATCACAAAGATGGAGTTACTTTTAACTCTAAACGACAAAATCATCGTCCAAAGATTTTACAACGTAAAAGGGTATAACCCAACTTCAAAAAACTCTATCGAGTTGTATGACTTTTTGTATGAAGTTAAAGAAGAGTTATCTTACGATTTAAAAACTAAAACAGTGATTTATATGATGGATAATATGAATCAAATTATGGAAGATGAATCTGTATTAGACACTTCTATGACTAATGGTCCAGAATATTTTAACATCTATATTAAATTAGGTGAACAGACACTTTGTCATAGACAATTTGATGCTAAATTATACCCACCTAAGGTAAGATATACCGTTGACGTACGCCCATACCTAAAAAACATTCTAAAAGGTCTTACTGACATTTTTTCAGGTGAAAATTTAACTTACGAGTATATGGGACTTCCACTTTCGGTTTAATATTTATCAATTACAAGAACAATTTTAGAGTATGAATTCAGACAAAAATTTTAATTATTTGGGAGAAACTTTCCAATTACAACTTCTTAACCAAATCATTGTAGACAAAGAATTCGCTCGCTCAATCATTGATGTTATTGAACCAAATTACTTCGAAAACAAGTATTTCAAAATCTTAATTCAAATGATTAAGGAATACTATAAGAAGTATGAATCAAGTCCGTCTTATGAGACATTATTACAAATTACAAAATCTGAAATTCAACAAGAGTTAGCAGCAAAAATCGTTATCGATACTTTGAAGAAAGTGCAGGATTCGCCATTAGAAGGTAGTAATTATGTTCAAGAAAAGGCTTTAAAATTCTGTAAACAACAAGAGTTACAGAAGGTTATGACTAAGGCTCAAAAAATCATTGATGGTGGTGAGTTTGAAAACTATGATACACTTGAAGAGATGGTTAGCAAAGCTTTGCAAGTCGGTGAGGTCGATAGGGGAACTGAAGACGTTTTCCATAATCTTGACGAAGTTTTAAACGATGACTTTAGACATCCAATCCCTATGGGTATACCTGGAATAGATAGACTATTAAAAGGTGGGTTGGCTAAAGGTGAGATTGGAGTTATATTAGCTCCAACAGGTGTTGGTAAATCAACATTATTAACAAAAATAAGTAATCACGCATTTAACTTAGGTTATAGCGTGTTACAAATATTCTTTGAAGATAACCCAAAGATTATTCAAAGAAAACATTTTACTCTTTGGACAGGAATTGCCCCTGATGATTTGGCTACTAAGAAGGAGGAGGTAATGAATAAAATTACTGATATTAAGGAAACTATGTCAAATAAGTTAGTCCTTAAAAAATTACCTTCCGATACTCTAACTATGATGCAAATTAAAAATCAAGTTAGAAAAATGATTGCTGAGGGAAATAAAATTGATATGATTCTTTTAGATTATATTGATTGTGTAGTACCTGATAAAAATCTTGGTGATGAATGGAAAAGTGAAGGTTCCGTTATGAGAGGATTTGAGGCTATGTGCCACGAATTGGATATTGTAGGTTGGACTGCAACTCAGGGTAATCGTTCATCCATTTCATCAGAAGTGGTTACCACCGACCAGATGGGTGGTTCTATTAAGAAAGCACAAGTTGGACACGTTATCATTTCCGTGGCTAAAACTTTACAACAAAAAGAAATGAAACTTGCTACGATTGCGATAACTAAATCTCGTATTGGTTCTGATGGTGTGGTATTTGAAAACTGTAAGTTCGATAATGAATTACTTGAGATTGATACTGAAAGTTCAGTAACTTTCTTAGGGTTTGAAGAACAGAAAGAAGAACAAAAAAGAGATAGAGTTAAAGAACTTCTTGAAAAAAGAAAAGAAAGAGAGCAACAACAAAAACAAAAACAATCTTAAAAAAAAATTAATTAACAATGGAAAAAATTTTGGTAGAAAATCCGAACAGATTCGTCATCTTCCCAATTCAGTATAATGATATTTGGGAGTATTACAAACAACACCAAGCAGCTTTTTGGACTGCAGAAGAAATAGACTTAACTAATGATATACGTGATTGGGAAAACCTTTCAGAAAACGAAAAATATTTTATTAAAAATGTATTATCATTTTTTGCGGCTTCTGATGGTATTGTTAATGAAAATCTTGCAGAAAATTTCTTAAAAGAGGTTCAATACCCTGAGGCTAAATTTTTCTACGGGTTCCAACTTATGATGGAAAACATTCACTCATTAATGTACTCATTATTGATTGATACTTATGTTTCAAATCCTCAAGAAAAAGACGAATGTTTCAACGCTATTGATAGATTACCTGCGGTTCAAAAGAAAGCTAAATGGGCATTAGATTGGATTGAAAACGCATCTTTCCAAGAAAGACTAATTGCTTTTGCGGCGGTTGAAGGTATCTTCTTCTCAGGCTCATTTTGTTCAATTTTTTGGTTAAAATCAAGAGGGATTATGCAAGGGTTATGTAATGCTAATTCACTTATTTTTAAAGATGAAAATTTACATTGTGATTTTGCAATACACTTATTAAATAATCATATTGAAAACAAACCAAGTGAAAAAAGAATTAAAGAAATTTTATTATCGGCACTTGAAATTGAGAAAGAATTTATAACAGAATCATTACCAGTGTCTTTAATCGGTATGAACTCTAATCTTATGAAACAATATCTTGAGTTTGTTGTTGATGGTTTATTAGTTAAATTAGGGTGTAGTAAGGAATTTAATGTTGAACAACCATTTAAGTTTATGGAACAAATTGCAGTTGAGACTAAAGGTAATTTCTTTGAGTCAAGAACGGTTGAATACCAAAAGGCTAAATTGGGAGAATCATTAACATTTACCGATGATTTTTAATTAAAAAGAAAAAAAACTATGATGTCATTAAGAATACAAAAAAGAAATGGAGAGGACGCGTCCTTTAATCCACAAAAAATTTACCAAAGAATTAAACGTTCAGCTAAAGGATTGAATGTAAATTCTGACGAGATTTTTATTAAAGTAATTACCTCAGTACCAACTGAAGGTTTAATTACAACAAAAGAGTTAGACAAACTTATTTATGAGATTGCTGCGGCGTATACTGGAAGTCATCACGACTATTCAAGATTAGCGTCTTCAGTTGCAATATCTTCATACCACAAAGAGACTTCTGAAAGTTTTTCTGATACTATGCACACATTACACGTAGAAGGTGTTATTAATGATAGGTTGATGGAAATTGTAGAGTCTTACGGACCAAGTAATATTGATTCGGTAATTAATCACGAAAATGATTATAATTTTGATTACTT